ACGTAACATTATTTATGTTTGAATCAACTTTACTTGATAAATCAAATACATTAGAATCGATTCTAGAAACAGATAAATCTAAACGAACAACATTTGAATCAACTTTACTTGATAAATTAAATACATTGTAATCGATTCTAGAAATAGAAGCATCTAAACGAGACGTAACATTATTTATGTTTGAATCAACTTTACTTGATAAATCAAATACATTAGAATCGATTCTAGAAACAGATAAATCTAAACGAACAACATTTGAATCAACTTTACTTGATAAATTAAATACATTTGAATCGATTCTAGAAATAGATAAATCTATAATATTTTTAAAAGATGATAAAGACAAATCTAATTCAGATTTTGTTGTAATTATTGATTCAGCAATATTATATGCAAAACTAGCATCATTATTAATCGCCATTGATAATTCACCCAATGTATCTAATGCTGATACTGCTCCATTCACAAGGCCCTCTACTACATTTTTTACATATGCGGTTGTTGCGACGGTTGTATCTTTTGTATTTACTGATTTTGTTATTGCAAATATATCACCATTTAAGTTACGTAAAACTATAGTATTTGGGTTAGCATCTGTGCTCATCATATTATCAATTCTAGAAATAGAAGAATCTATACGAACTATATTTGAATCAACTTTATTTGACATTATAGAAGTAGTTAAATCAATTCTAGAAATAGAAGAATCTATACGAACTATATTTGAATTAACTTTATTTGACATTATAGAAGCATTTAAATCAATTCTAGAAATAGAAGAATCTATACGAGCTATATTTGAATCTACTTTGTTTTCTAGTGAAGATACAGAATTATTTATAAAAAGTATAGAAATAGAAGAATCTATACGAGCTATATTTGAATCTACTTTATTTGACATTGTAGAAGCAGCTAAATCAATTCTAGAAATAGAAGAATCTATACGAGCTATATTTGAATCTACTTTATTTGACATTGTAGAAGCAGCTAAATCAATTCTAGAAACAGATGAATCTAAACGTGTTACATTTGAATCTACTTTATTTGACATTGTTGAAGCAGCTAAATCAATTCTAGAAACAGATGAATCTAAACGTGTTACATTTGAATCTACTTTATTTGATATTGTTGAAGCAGCTAAATCAATTCTAGAAACAGATGAATCTAAACGTGTTACATTTGAATCTACTTTGTTTTCTAGTGCAGATACAGAATTATTTACAAAAAGCATAGAAACAGATGAATCTAAACGTGTTACGTTTGAATCTACTTTACTAGATAAGGTTGAAGCAGCTAAATCAATTCTAGAAACAGATAAATCTAAAAGTGTTACATTTGAATCTACTTTACTAGATAAGGTTGAAGCAGCTAAATCAATTCTAGAAACAGATAAATCTAAACGTGTTACATTTGAATCTAGTTTGTTTGACATTGTAGAAGCAGCTAAATCAATTCTAGAAACAGATAAATCTAAACGGGTTATATTTGAATCTACTTTATTTTCTAGTGCAGATACAGAATTATTTACAAAAAGCATAGAAACAGATGAATCTATACGAGCTATATTTGAATCAAATTTGTTTGACATTGCAGAAGTAGTTAAATCAATTCTAGAAATAGATGAATCAATAATATTTTTAAATAATGATAAAGATGAATCTAATTCAGATTTTGAGTCAATTATCATTTGACTAATATTATAGGCAAAACTAGCATCATTATTAATTGCGAATGCTAATTCACCTAATGTATCTAATGCGGTGCCTGCATTAGTTACAAGATTGTCTATTACCTTTTTTACATATTCAGTTGTTGCAACTGTTGTATTATTTGTATTTGTTGGTTTTGTTATTGCAAATATATCACCATTTAAATCACGTAACACTAAAGTATTTGGATTAGCATCAATACTTATCATTTTATCAATTCTTGAAATAGATAAATCTAAACGAACAATATTTGAATCAACTTTACTTGATAAAACAAACACGTTTGAATCAATTCTAGAAATAGATGCATCTAATCGAGAAGTTGAATTATTCATAGTTGCGTTAATTTTACTTGATAAGTCAAACACATTTGAATCAATTCTAGAAACAGATAAATCTAAACGAACAACATTTGAATCAACTTTACTTGATAAGTCAAACACATTTGAATCAATTCTAGAAATAGATGCGTCTAATCGAGAAGTTGAATTATTCATAGTTGCGTTAATTTTACTTGATAAGTCAAACACATTTGAATCAATTCTAGAAACTGATAAATCTAAACGAACAACATTTGAATCAACTTTACTTGATAAATCAAACACGTTTGAATCAATTATAGAAATAGACGCATCTAATCGAGAAGTTGAATTATTCATAGTTGCGTTAATTTTACTTGATAAGTCAAACACATTTGAATCAATTCTAGAAACTGATAAATCCAAACGACTAATATTTGATTCTACTTTGTTTGACAATATAGAAGTTGTCAAATCAATCTTAGAAATGGACATATCTATCCGAGAAGTCGCATTATTCATATTTGAATCAACTTTACTTGATAAATCAAACACATTTGAATCAATTCTAGAAACTGATAAATCCAAAAGATTAATATTTGATTCTACTTTGTTTGATAATATAGAAGTTGTCAAATCAATCTTAGAAATGGACATATCTAATCGAGAAGTTGAATTATTCATATTTAAATCAACTTTACTTGATAATTCAAACACATTTGAATCAATTCTAGAAACTGATAAATCCAAACGACTAATATTTGATTCTACTTTATTTGATAATATAGAAATGGACGCATCTAACCGAGAAGTCGCATTATTCATATTTGAATCAACTTTACTTGATAAGTCAAACACATTTGAATCAATTCGAGAAACTGACAAATCCAAACGAGCAACATTTGATTCTACTTTGTTTGACAACATAGAAGTTATCAAATCAACTCTAGAAATAGACGCATCTAACTGAGAAGTTGCATTATTCATATTTGAATCAACTTTACTTGATAAGTCAAACATATTTGAATCAATTCTAGAAACTGATAAATCCAAACGAGCAATGTTTGATTCTACTTTACTAGATAAATTAAATGAATTTACTTCTATTCTAGAAAGAGATGTATCTATATTGGAACTAGTTGTATTTACACTAATATTTGAAATTAAACTATTTAAATAACTTAATGATGAATCTATTTTATTATTCATAGTTATCCAATAATTAGAATCATTATTAATAGCACTGGCTAGTTCCATTAATGTATCTAGTGTGCTTGGTGCTGTTCCAATTAGTTTATCTATTTTATTTTGCACATATTGAGTTGTTGCAACAACATTATTAGGAATAAAATTATCTGATTGTGTATTAGCTAATATATTACCACTACTATCTCTCAAGACAATAGTATCTTTAACGACATTTACTGTTGCCGTTGTTGCTGTATTCGCAACCTTTCCAGCTAATGTTATTATTGGCATATTAATTTCGTTTAATTGAAATGTTGGAGCTAAATCATTTGAATTTATTAAGCTCGAATATATTTTTCCATCTGTACCAGCATGAAGTATACCATTTGTATTATTTGACATATATACATTTCCCTGCATATTTATGTCATTTTTAACATAAAATGAATTACTTGCTACAGTTAATTTATTAACACCATTTTGTGATTCACTATATAACTTTTGATTAAAAGAAAAATCTTTTTCAACTTGTAATTGAAGGTCGGTTGTTTGTCTTGGCGATGAATTAATCTCAATGCCTGTAATATATATACTGTTATTTGCTGCGCCGCTAGCACATATTTTAACTTTATGCGTTCCAATTGTAGAAATAGGAAATGTATATGTATATTTAGCCCAGTTTGTACTTTGAATAGCTGCTGAAACACCTGTTGGAGTTGATGCGGTATCAAGATATATAGAGACATCCAAACCAGTTACACTTGATTTTGCAATAAAAGATATAGAATAAGCTGAATCTATAAAACCAAAAGATAAATCTTGTTGTAATACTGCTTTTAATGACATAGGAATTCTCATTTCTAAATATTGTGTTGCTTTACTATCTAAACTTATTGGGGTTGGCATTGTTGGATAATTTAACCCAGAATTAAGTATATTAGCGGTTGATATACTAGTACTATTAGATGCTATTCCATTTACAATAACCCAATTATATAAACCTACATTTCCTGCGGTATATAGATTTTGGACTGCGATTGATCTTGTTAGTGAACCTGGCGCTGAAAAATAGCTGTTAGGAATATTAATAGGCATTGTTGTTAAAGAAGTAGCGCTTGAGTCAACTATCGAACCAATATTTACTAAACCATTAAAATTTGGGTTTTGTATTGAAGCTTTTGAAGCCAATAATGCATCAATTTGTGCGTCAGTATAATTATTACCAGACATTATATAATAATAAAACATTATTTATTTTTTAAAAAAAATATAATTAAACTAAATAATTATATTATTTTATATTATATTATTTTATTTTATTTTATATTATTTTATATTATAATGTCTAATAGTATTGGAATTTCTTTTTCAACATCATCAAATGGAAAATCTGGATTTACAACCGGTGGATTAGGAGGTTTAGAAGCTTTTATTCCTGGCCTTGGCATTCCTATATACGTTAATAATAATCCAAGCTTAGGAGCTTATTTAGGAGGGGGTCTTAAAGGAAGAATGCCTCAACCATTAATTATCCATGACAACACACATGAATTTTCTAAAACGCGTTTCTTATTGAGAGATGCATGGAATACAACCTCCTATTCTGGAAGTTCAAATCCTAAACGCATTGTTACACCATTTAGGGCAGTTTATAATGCTGGGGATCTTTTAAGTAGACAAAATTTTTCTTGCGGAGGAACTTGCCAGGCACCACAAAGTAGACCTAATATGCGTGGTCTAAAACAACATTTCGGACACATATCCAATACTTGTCAAGCTGATGTGTTTTGGTCTCCATCGCAAATGGATTTAGCCGTTCCTGCATCTGCTTGCAATACTAAATTTGTGTACGATGGTTCTGATTATATCAAGTTTAAGAAAGATCAGGCTATAAATAGAAACTATAATGATAGATCTTTTGGCGGAGATGATTATGCTAGTTCTCAATCAAAGTGGCGCGCTATTAGACGATACTAATTCCACCTTTTCAAAGGTGGAGCCAAACTTTTAAAAAATATAATTTTAATAAATTATTAATTAGTATAAGTAATTAAATATATGTAATCTATTATATATATTTAATAATATAGTATATGTGTGGCATCTATGGTTGTATAAAAAACGATTTTAGTAATAATTCAATTGATATTTCTACAATTATCTTAAAAGGATTAAATATACTTAAAAACAGAGGTTATGACTCGTGTGGTATATATTTAAATAATAGCAATAGTAATAGCAATAGTTCACAAATAATTAAACTCGGTATTGATGGGGATATAATTAAATTAAAAGAAAACGCAAATAAAACTATATTTGATGTATTAGATAACTTATTTGTGCGAAATAATTTAGCATTTGAAAACTCATTATATACACTCGGTTTCGGGCATACACGCTGGGCGACTCACGGTGCCAAAACAGATTACAATTCGCATCCTCACGTTTCTAATAATAAGCAATTTATTCTTGTTCATAATGGCATTGTGTCTAATTTTAACACACTTAAAGAAATTTACCTATCAAACTATACATTTTCTTCCACAACAGATTCTGAAGTAATAGTAAACATGATTGAATACTTATACAAACAAGACGAAATAAATACTAGTTTATTAGATGTATTAAATATATTAACCAAGTTATATTTAAATGGTACTTGGGCATGCATAATACATAATATTAAAGAACCAAATAAATTATATTTTATTAAAAATGGTTGTCCATTAGTAATAGGTAAAACTAAGAACGATTCTATGTATATTTTAACATCTGAACCCTCTGGATTTATGAATTTAGTTGATAATTACTTTTCTTTAGAAGATGGATGTGTTGGTTATATTGGTACGAATGAATTATTTATTTCGGGAGATTATAATCAATTTGACACCATTAAATTAAACGACACTGATCTAACATTGGACCCAAAATATAAATTCTGGATGTATAAAGAAATTAAAGATCAAATGAAGTTAGATGTCTTTATTGACCCATTAGTAAATATGCCACGATTTACAAAAGACCAAATATTATTTAATATAAATGGATTACTAACTAACAAAAAGTATTTGTATATTCTTGGATGCGGTAGTTCTTTTTATGCTGGATTGCTTGCTGAAAATATGTATAGAAAACTAGGTATTTTTAAGTTTATTAATGTAATTGATGCGGGTGAATTTAATAGCAGTTATTTAAAATTAATCGACGAACCTGAAGAAAATTTGTTAGTTATGTATATTTCTCAATCTGGTGAAACTCGTGATTTAATAGTTGCTTCTGATATTTGTCATAAATATAATCCAAATATAAAAACTATTGGAATTATAAATGTAATCGGTTCTTTACTTTCTACAAAAACAAGTTATAACATTTATACGAATTGTGGTAAAGAAAATTCTGTTGCGTCAACAAAATCATTTACATCTCAAGTAATTGCATGTAATTTATTTGGATTATACACGTATCAACTAAAACATTATTTAGAATATCATTTTTTAACTTATTATGACAAAGTATATAACGACTTATCTATTTTACAATTAGATATTAGCAAAGTACTACAACAAAAGGATCATATCCAACAAATTGCCAAAAAAATTATTGCTAATAAAACCCGCAATATGTTTATCTTAGGAAAAGACAATTTACATGGAATAGCATTAGAAGGAGCATTAAAAATAAAAGAAGTTTCTTATTTTCATGCAGAAGGATTTAATTTAACCTCCTTAAAACATGGACCTTATTCATTAATTGAGTCCAATACGCCTATTATTGTCTTATATAATGAATTAAATCATTCAGTGAAAAGTGTTATTGAAGAAATTAAAACTAGAGAGGCATTTGTTATTGAAATAAGCCATTCAACAGATTTGACTGAAAACAATATACTTGTTTCATTTAATGAAACATTTTATCCCATTTTGACAACCATTTGTTTGCAACTTCTTGCATATTATATGTCAATTGAACAAGGAATTAATCCAGATACACCACGTAATTTGGCCAAAGTGGTAACAGTTGATTAAAAAATTGATTTTTTTAAAGTGTTATAGAGATTTTATAACTAATAATACCTTCTTATAGATATGTCGTCAATTAATAATTCTAACTTTTACTTTGAAGTCATTGAAAATGAATATAGTATATTCAAAAATAAGTATCCGAATTCTGAATATATACCATTAGCCTACATTTCAACTATTTTAACCCATCATTTTGGTGAAAATAGTTGTATATTATCTTATTCACCAAATCATCTTGTATGTAAAACAACGATTCAAATTTTGTTATCAACTGTTCCTATTACAAATTGGAAATATAATAGACCTCCTGACGCAGTTCGTTGCAATGATATTGCTTTATATATTTACAATTCGCAAACACCTATTGATACAATGATGTATTTAAATTATAATAATAAAACACATACATTTGAGGTGCTTGATGGGATACATCGGTTTACCGCACTTAAAAAGTTGTATGAAGAAAATAATAAACCTCTTGAACTTCTATGTCCAGGCGATTTTGGTTCTAATGGAGATGCAAAATGGTTATACGCGAGCCCTATTTTACTCAATATTCGGTTTAATGCGACCGAGGGAGACCTAATTGAAACCTTCAAAAACTTGAATAAAAGCCAGGCTGTTCCAGATTTGTATATTAAAGATAATGCCAAGGACAAAAAAGAGATCATTGAACGGATTGCAAATGAATGGCAGATAAAATATAAAAAGCATTTCTCGTCAAGTTCTAATCCGATTACAGGTAATACAAATAGAAACAAATTTGTTGAATTGCTAGATAAATTATATGATAAATATGAAATTGAAGAAAAAGGTATAACAAAATTAAATGCTATTTTAGATAATGTAAATTCATATCTAATGAGAAATATTCCGAAAAAGGTGTCTGGAGATATTCGATTTAGATGTAGTGAATCTGGTTGTTATTTATTCTTATTAAAAAATGATGTTTTATTAGATAAATTGTTTTAAAAAAATAATATTTATTTTTTATTAAAGTTTATTGTTAGTTTTTATTCTCATTAAATAGTAAATGTCAACTCCCTATGGAATATCTACATCAATCGGTTCACAAACTTTTTCTCAATATGTCAACGCACCCATTACTGGTCCTTTAAGTACAAATCAGTTTCCAAATGTGCTTCCTTATCACAGCTATGGGATTTTAGCAGGACAAAGACCAACTCCTCCACAATTTTATCCTGGTCAAACACCTATTAATTCTAATATGGGTGTAATTCCTCGCCAACAATATTTAAGAGCAACTAGTATTAGCAATTTTGAAAAAGCAAAACAGGATATTTTAGGTAAACTATCCACTCCAATTACAAAAGTATCTTATTCATCCCAACGCCAAATGGCTGTTTCAAGCCATGTTAATTATATTGCGCCTGTTGCGTCATCAATGTATATAGATAAATTAAAAAGTATTGCTGTTGGAAAATCTGCCTATAAGGTTGGTTTACCAATGGAAGCACCTATTAGCACAAAAAGTTATGATACTAGTGTGCGTAGAAGTAGTTTACGTAGAGCTCGTTCAGGTGGGTCAGTTGCACCTAAAAAGAAGGGGTCAGTCTACAATTATAGTTTGACGCAACCTGGTATTAATGGTTGGGGATCAATTCCAAGACAGAACTACTAATTACAGGGGGCGCGCCCCTGTACGACCCGCTTCAGAAAACCTAGGTTTTTCGAACCTTTCCTTTATATATTTTATAGAGAGCATCAATGTAAAATGTTTGGATCCACCTTTTTAAAGGTGGAAAAGGTAGAATTTTTTATTTTATACATAGTATATAATAATGAACAAGTACTTTGTTGAATTCTTAGGAACTTTATTCCTTGTTTTTGTTATTTTTGCTACTAACAATTATTTAGCAATTGGTGCCGCATTGGCCATTGCTGTTTTACTTGGAGGTGCTATTAGCGGTGGCGCATTTAATCCTGCTGTTTCTATTGCTATGCTTTACGCCGGTAAAATGCCTCGTTCAGATTTAATTCCTTATATTGTTGCCCAAGTTGCTGGTGGTTTAGCAGCGTTTGAATTGTACAAGATGTCTCTTCGTTAAGCGAATTATTTTAATTAAAGGAAGGGTTTGGAAAACCTTAGTTTCCCAAGGAAATATTTTGTTAGTTATATATATAATGGTTAAAAGAACGCATAAAAGAAAACAAAGAGGAGGTGATTGGTATAATCCAGCATCTTGGTTTTCTTCATCTACTGATCCATATGCTCCTAAAAAGTCGTGGGCTGATTGGTGGTCGTCTACAACTGGTTCTGCTGAAGCATCCCTGGCATCTGCGTCTGAAAGTATTTCTTCTGGTGCTCAAAATATGGTAAGTAGTGCAAATAATTATCTTAGTCAAGATATAAATGTAAGTGGCAATAATCCAACTAATAACCAAATACAATCTAATCCAGTTAATCCAATTAATAACCAAATACAACCCAACCCTGTTGGAGGTAAAAGAAGAAAGTCTAGGTCTAAATCTAAATCATATAAGGGTGGAAAAGGTTTAGGGATTACTTATTATGCTACTCCTATAACTGGTATTAAAACTGCTCAGCCAAATTATTGGATTAAAGGCGGTAAGAAATCTAAAAGAAAGTGTGCTAGAAAAGTTAAAAAAACTCGTAGATATATAAAATAAAATATTATTAATAATATAATGTATAAAGGTTACAAAAATATATTATATTATAAAAATCCTGAAAATATAATATCCAATAAACTAACAAAATGTAGTAAATGCAATAAATTTAATTCGATAATAGTAGAACCAATAAATACAATGAATTATTATTATTGCGTTTATTGTTGCAATCCAATACAAATTAGTAAGAAAAAATAATAAATATATATTACTAATATTTATAATATATATTCCAAACCAGCTTAAAGAGATGCGTATTGTTAGTTAATTATTAAACACTTTTTCGAATCAAATGGGCTATAAGCAAAGTTATAAAAGAAATAAGCCATAGGTGATACAATGTAAGGACTATTGTTTTTACTCTTGTCTTCAATTAACAAATAGTTGTCACTTATATTTTCAATTGTTACATATCCAAAATTTCGATGGTGTTTGATAATAGACCATAAACTATTCTTAAACCCAAGTATAAAATCATTAATATCCATATTTTTACTTTTAATAGAAGCGAAACAACTAACAACTTCTTTATCTTTTTCAATATAAATACACGTTTTTCGAAATAAATAAGCACTAATAATTTCTCCGTCTACAATCAACATTTTTAAGAATATGTTGCCAGTTGTAATTAATTCAAACAAATTTGATAATTCTGGATACACAAGTATATCCCATAAGGCCTCTGTTTCTTTTAAAAAATTGTAAAAATAATATAAATTTTGTTTATCCCCTGTTAATAAACTAATGTTTGCTGATAGTATAGGTGGAATAATATAATGACTGTCTCTTAATTGGTAACAATATGTTTTATATATAGTTAAAGGAATAATTCCTGTCAATTCTTCTTCTCTTTTAAATAAACTAACACTTATACTCCTATTTAAATGACTTTGATTATATTCGTGCGTTTGAATTAATTGTGGTGCTATTTGTTGCTTTCTACATGCTTTATTAACACATAAATAATCGACATAATATACATCCATATGATTAAACTTAGAATTATAATTATTTTGAATTTGAACGTGTAATGGTCGACTTGTTATGACTCCAATTATTTCGTCTTGATTAAATGTATCGCTACTCTTACTATGTATAAATGTAGTAGGTTTTGTATATAACGAACAAAAAGTTTTTGTTGAGTGTCCTACAAAATAAGGTACTATATTTTCTTTTTTGGGATAAAATAGGTTATCTTTATTGCGAAAATAGTTTAATTGAATTAGGACAATAAAATCTTGTAATTGTTTGTTAGTTAGTGAATGAAATACATATGTTTTTATTGCCTTTATATTTGTATACTTGTTTTTTTCTGGCAATTCATAACGTATTATTCCTTTATTATATAGCCAATAATAAAAGTCATAAAAATGAAACACTGGTTGAAGTGACCAGAATCTATATTTAACTTTTATATATAATATAAATAGTATAACTAACAAAATAAGAGTTGCCAATATATACACTCCAATAAGATACAATTCCATTAACAAACCATAAGACTTTAATATATAATTATTATCGTAATTATATATTTATAAATTTATTTTTTCTATTATTTGTATTTTATATTTTTATTTCTTATTAATCACCACTTCTTTTGCCAAATTTTTAATAATCTTATTAATATTGCTTTGTTGTTCCTCAACTGTCCCTCCTGACATTGCGTTCATTACTATTTTAAGATATTGATCGTTTTTCTTTGAATCGGAATCTCGGCAATCAGGATATTTTTTAATCCATTCACTAATCTGTCGTATATTTTTCATCGTCAATTGTTTAATTGCCTGTATAATAAGTGGTTTATCATCTGCCTCCTTAATCCACTCATTTTGCGTTTTAATATATAATATTTCTCGCCTTAAATCGGAACAATGTATGGGTCTCATATGTGAGTCCAATTCATTCAAGTTGGTTAAAAATAAGTCTGATATTCCATCTACATACCCCTCTTGACCAAAGTTTTCTAAATCAGATAACTTTACATTTATAGATTCAATAAATTCATTCAAGTTTAGAGCATCTTTGCATGTCTCGTTTAAAAATACATTTAAATTAAATGTCTTATTATTTGAATTTGAATTCATAATTGTATTATTAATCGTATTATTGTTAGTTGTAACAGGTTGTTGCTGTTTTAAAATCTCAATAATTCCCTTTTGAAACTCGCTGTTTTGTTTCATCATATCGAGAAATAATTGTGTTGTTAGCTTAGTATCATCTACTTTTTCTTCATCATCTTCTTGTATGATGTCTTTAAGTGTATCTTTGCACACGGGATTTTTGCTATATTTTATATGTTTGTATAAACTCTGACGATGTTTGTAGTCACTGTTACACGCACATATAAACGGCGCTTTTTTGTAAGTCGAATCGGAAGCATTTGTAAGTCTTTCATGCTTTCGAGTGAAGCAGTGTCGGGACCAGTCAGACATTTTAGAGCATTGAAAGTCACATTTTTCACATAAAAAAAAGTTGGCGTTTTTTGGCGCGTTTTTTGACATATATTAGACTTACAAAAAAAACGCCTAAATAGTTTTCCAAAATATATATAAATTTTATGCTAAGACAAAAATACGGTAAAAAAATATTTTTGTGACGTATATGATAAGAAACCCGGTTTTAGACCCCCTTTTTCAAAACTTTATTTAGGTTTTCAAATTCTGACATTTTAAAAATGTCAAAAAACCATTTCCCTTTTTACTTTTTGGAATTTTTTTGTTACTGAAAGTTTAACTAATATTTCAATGATATTTTATGTTATGTATCATGGTTTAAAATAATTATTTTTGAAAAATCGAGATTTTTGTAAGTGTCATCTTTAAGTTCAAATTTAATATATATTATTATTATTCCCATTTTGGCGACAAATGGGACACCGATTATATAGGGAACTTAATTCACCGCATCTCACGTAACAATTATTGCATAAGTAATGTGTGCATCCGTATCTGTTGCATAGATATCCAGATTCAAAGCAAATAGGACAACTAGCATCTCGTTGAAATAATATATTTTTAGCATATAATTGTGGATAGTCAATATTTAGGTCTTTTACATAAAATGAAACATTTAGTTTACTAGTCCACAAAGTATTGATTTTTTGAAATGTACTTGTATTAATATTATTTATTTCTATATGTGGATATGCTTCATTTGGAAATAAATTATTAGTATTATTAGACTTTATTTCAATTAAAACAAATTCATTTATGTGAAATAGTTGCTTTATAATAGGACTAATTGAGTCATATAATTGTTTAATAGTCCAATTTGGATTTATATGAATACTTTTTATATTTGTACTATAGAGTGGAGTAAAACTAACTGGAATAGAAAGCAATGACATAGTTGAGATAAATTTATATTAAATAAGTGTATCGTTTATTTAATATAAATACTATTTGTATAAGTTTTTTCAATTTTATATTCTAATTAGGTTTCACAAAAATATACAAATACTGATATTCATATTGACATTGTAATAAATCGATCTTTCCTTCCAATATAAATCCACATCCTTGTGCTTCATCAATTATTTGTTGTGTATCAGGCATATACATAATATGTTCCTGTTTTCTTATATATCCATTATTGTCATTTTTAAATTTTTCAGTAAACTTAGCAATCCCCGATTCTTCATTTAGGTCAAACTTGGCAGAATATGCGAAATCATCAAACTTCACTTTTGTGCTGGTAATACGCTCTTTGGCATACTTTTGAGGCGACACGAATAATAAGGGATTGCCCGGGGGCAAAATAGGGTCAAAGTGCTTCCTATCGACTAAATGGACTACTAAGTAACCGCCTGGCATAAGCCATTGAAAGCAATTATTGAAAAATTGACGTTTATCTTGGAAATAATAAACAGTAAAATACATACTTAAAATATGTGTAAATGAATTTGGATTGAATTCACCTTGAACCAAAGCATCCCCTACTTTATAATTACCTTGTGGATACAATTCTTTTGCTTTGGCAATCATTGCTGGCGAAATATCTAATCCAGTTATGTTAAATCCTTTATCAGCAAGTTGCGATACATGATGCCCAGTTCCGCAACCGATATCTAATATAATACTTTGACTGGTAGGTGAAGTTTTATTAACTAGTTCACCAACTTCAAATTCATCTTTCATATTATTAAATACAAGATAATCGTATACATCAGCATAAAATTTATCATATAAATCAGTTCCGGATTTAAATACAAATTGTTCGTTTTGTTCAAATCCTTCTTTAAATATAGTAAATCGTCTAAATGAAATAACTAACAAAAAAAACAATGTAACAAATGTTAGCATTTTACCCCAAATAGATGCCTTATTATATGCGGAAATAATAGAATTTATTGTTTTATTTATTTGCCCGACAACTGTTGTCATGGTTATTACTTTATATAAACATTTTTATATTTAATTATGTTTAATATTATTATTTTAAATATTTAGGTATTTTATTGATGAATAATATTTATAGTTATTTAACACCTTATGGAATTATTAGTTTATATAAAAATGAAACATATATTACACCAGAATTTGAAAAAGGAAATTACTGGCATGAAGATACATTATTAATGCTTAAAAAATATATTGACCCTAATAAAAATATTCTAGAAATTGGAGCGCATTGTGGTACATCAACAATAGTATATGCTTCATTTTTAAATAAAGGAAAAATATATGCTTATGAACCACAAAAAAAAATATTTGAATTGTTACAATATAATGTTAGTATAAATAATCTAAATGACAAAATACATATTTTTAATAAAGGTTGTTTTTGTTATGAAGGAAATGGAATAATGAATGACATCGATTTAGATGGAGGAGGTGGAAATATACAAAAAAGATATGACGATGAAAATAATATGGTTTGTAATTTTGGAGGGGTATTTTTAGGAAAAAATGGTGAACAAATTAATTTAGTTACTATTGATTCAATGAAAATTGATAACATTGGATTTATTCATTGTCATGCTCAAGGTTCAGAAAGTTTTATTTTTTCAAAAGGAATAAATTTAATAACTAAATATAAACCTTTTATATTATTTTCAAATAATAGAAGACAAAATACTTATTTATATAAAGAAGTATGCTTAAATTATTTAAATTACTATGAAGAATCTAACTTTGATTTAGTTGACTTTTGTATAAATAACTTAGGTTATAGTATTATATATAATTTTAATAATAGCATTGATGATTTATTAATTCCGCCTCAAGATAACTTTGATAAAATTATACATATTACATATAAAAATATAGAAAAACTTAGCATAATAAAACAAGAATGGAATAAACTAAATCCAGAATATAATATTAAATTATATGATGATGATTTATGTAAAAAATTTTTATTAGAATATTATGGAAAATTATATTGTGATATTTTTGAATATATAAAAGATGGACCAATTAAAAGCGATTTTTTTAGAGTTTGTATATTATACATTTATGGTGGAATATATGTTGATGCTGATATAAAACCATTAGTACCATTAAATACATATTTGGAAGAAGATTTAGAATTATCTACATGTATTTCTTATAACTATCATATAAGTAGACCTATTTGGGCATATAATCCACATTTTATTGTATCAAAAAAATTTAATAGCAATATATACTCAATAATTAATTCTTATGTTGAGATTTTTAATAAAAAAGAAGAATACTCATATTGGAAATGGTCTATATGTTGTTTTTTTAATAATATTAGCATAGATTTTAATTATGTTCCAAATGATAAAAACATATTTATTTTTAATAATAAAAAATATCAATTTTTAACAGAAAATGTTGTAAGTGATAATACAAAAAAAATATTAAATTTTTCAAATTATTTAGAATACAAAGATATTAACTTTGTTGATGTTTTTTGTAGTTATAATAATGTTAATGTTTTTAAAAATTTTGATAATAAAAAAAACTTATAATTTATTATACTTTTAATTTATAATAAAGTAATAAGCAAAAAATTTTTGCTTCAGAAATCTTAAAAGTGGAAAATGAATGATATTGAAATTAATGACATAAGACAACAACGCGATTTTAAAGGAATTACCTTTAGCGAATTTAAAAAAACAGACGTCAAAAAAGAATTAATTAAAAATCTATATAATGCCAAAGTAGAACCCGCATGTTATTGGAGTGCAGAATTAATTTGCTCAGGACATTACTCGGAATTATGGGATATTATTATAGGATTTTATACAAAACATATACATATTGGCAATCCCAAATTAATCACCTATCTAGATTTACGTATAAATAATTTTAAAGATATCATAACAAATGGGTTTGTAGACCAAGAGATTCGTCTTAGAAATAGCGAGAAAATGCGACGACTTTTTTGTGAAATAATGTGTGTATTTTGTGAAGCAAAGAAAAAACACTGCTATAATGAGGTTAAAGTAAAAAAAGAAGATTTCGATATGACACAAATGACGGAACGTTTTAAAGCACCTACAATTGAATTTATAACAGATGTATTTTTAAAAGATGATCCAAAAGAAGTTTTTATTGCGTCTAATGAATTAGCATATAATATTACAGAAAATGGTAAGAATAGTATTAGCGCTTGTTATTGGTTAGAATGGATTATTGAATTTGAAACAATTTGTAAAAAAAACAAAGATAAAATACGTTGTGAACGAAGAATCTTTGCAAATGTGGAAAGCAAACTACAAATGGATATTATTTGGTTAGTATGGGATATATTTTTAAATGAGGCTGAAAAGAGACCAGCATTAATTAAAAAAATAGTACAAAGCGCATTAAATATTTTTTGTTTAAAATATACCGCGGGATGTCAAAAAAAGCGTCGTCTATTAATGTATTTTATAATAGAAGTATTTACTGAACCATTTTCTTTGGAAGAAGAAATGATAAAAGACAAACAGAAAATTAAAAATATTACAGGAAATATAAGTAAAATTTATAAACAAATAAAGAAAAATGAACATTCGCCTGGAACTGATTATTTATATCACAATATGAAATCAACTAATTTAGAAAGAACGATTGCTAAGTTAGAAACAATGAATAGTTTAGGTGCGGAATATATTCCAAGGTTAGAAAATGATTAAAATATTTATGTAGTATATGTCTTTTGGAAAGTATACTTATGGAAATTCGAATATTCATATACATTCTTGGAATGAACGTACAACATTAAGCGTTGGTAAATTTTGTTCAATTGCCGATAATATAGATATATTTTTAGGAGGAAATCATAGAAGTGATTGGGTAACAACATTTCCATTTGGACATATAAACAAAGATATATTTACAAATTTTAATGGAAAAGGTCATCCTAAAACAAATGGAAATGTTGTTATTGGAAATGATGTTTGGATTGGTTCACATTCAACTATAATGTCAGGAGTAAATATAGGTGATGGAGCAATAATTGCTTGCGATAGTCATGTTATAAAAAATGTTGAACCCTATAGTATAGTAGGTGGCAATCCAGCTAAATTAATTAAATATAGATTTTCTGAAAAGCAAATTAATGAGTTACTAAAAATAAAATGGTGGGATTTCGAGGATAATAAAATAAATGAATTATTGCCATATTTATGTGATAATGATATTGATAAATTTATTAAAATCGCTTCTAAATAAATTATAATATATTTATATTATATAATTACTATTAAGTAATGGCTAAAAAAACATTAAAATCAATGATTTTTGGTAATAAAAAGAGTACGCGTAAAAATAATACTGTTAAAAAAGGTTCTACATTTATAACGCAAAAACAACAGCAAAAAATAGTTATAACATTTCTACAAATGTTAAATACAGTTAAATTATATCATTGGAAAACACATAGTCATTCTCAACATGTAGCATCCGATACATTATATACCGATTTAAATGCTTCTATTGATGAATTTGTTGAGATTATGATGGGAAAAGAGGGTAGCCGAGTTAATCTAACTGGTCAAAAGTCAATTCCTTTGTTAGATTATACAAATATCAATGATTTCAAAAAAGAAGTAGAAAGATATAAAAATTTTTTAATTAATATGGATTTTATAAATGTAACTAACAATAGCGACTTATTAAATACGCGTGATGAAATTTTAGGATTATTAAATAAATTTACTTATTTATTAACACTCGAATAAAATATATTATAATTAGGTGAAAATGATAAATTATAATATATTTTTTAATTATAATGAGTATATCTGGTGATTTGCCATCTACAAAGCCTTTAAGTCTTTCTAGTTTATCTAGTTTTAAAGATAGTTTAATATCTTCGACAAAAAACACATTGAATAATATTACAGATGGAGCAAATGAATTATTAAATACAAGAACAGCTGAAATTAGTAATATTGGTTCCAATTCTAACTCTAGTTCTTCTACATCTTTTCTTTCAAATATAACTTGGCAAACTTGGATAATTATTATACTTGTTTTAGCACTATTTGGATTAAATATTTTTACTTATTTAGCAAAAGGAACTGCCGAATTAACATCTCTTGTCGATATGATATTTGGACCAATATTAAAACTACTTGGTTACGCTACTATTCAAACAACAAAACAAGTTATTGAAAAAGGTACTGATGGTATAAATGCTGTTTCCGATACAGCTGTATCAGGTCTTGATAAATTGGAAAACGTCGCAACAGGCAAACATGCGGAAAGTTCATTGCCAATAAATCAAACTGCCAATAATGATAATATAGGCATGGATGAGTGGCAAGAAAATCCACTTGATAAGGCATTACATCATGCACAAATGGATATTGATAGTGTGGAACCAGACCAAGCAAATAGTAGTATTCAATCTTCAGGTAAATCAGGATATTGCTATATTGGTGATAGCAATGGAGTAAGAACATGTGCAAAGGTTGGCGTAAATGATACTTGCATGAGTGGTGACATTTTTCCATCAAATGATATTTGCATTAACCCTAATTTGAGAGCATAATATATAAATTTTAAATAATAATAGTTTCTATATTAGATGAGTTAGATTGTATATTATTAGATACACTTATTACATAATATTGATATGTTCCAGGTTGTTGAATAGAAATACTTGTTGTAAATATATTTGCATTCACAATTTGGATTAAAATATTATTTTGATAAATAAAATACTTATTTATGGGCAAACATAATGGATGTGTTTGTTTCCATTTAAGTGTAAGATTATTGTTTGAATAAGATACATCAATAATGATTGGTGGACTAGGTCTAATAGCACTTTGAATAAATTTTGCGTTAATAGGCCATTTATTAGTTGAGTTAGACATAGTATATCTTTGTCTTGGATACCAAGTTGGAGTACCATCATTCCAGCATAAGGGCTCTATACGTCCTGGCACATCTGAATCAGTAGTTAGATTGCATATTTGGTTTGCCTTAAAACTCTTTGTTTCTCCTGTGCAAATATTTTCCTGTATACTACATACCATACTTCCACTATCTTGAATAACTATTGGTGGAGTATCTGGGAGTTGGGGCACCGGTGGCACAGTAGGACCACTTGGAGGCACCGGTGGAGGAGGTGGAGGCACTGGTGGTTCAGATGTGGATGATTGTATTGTAGATGGTATACTGGGATATACATTATTAATTGGTTGAGGACAAGTTACTGGTAAAAGAGTTGGTCCAAGTACTTGTCCTGATATAGGATCTAAAGCAATATTAAATGTATCAACACGTTTTAATGAACTCGTATTTGGATTTGTTATTCCATTGGTACTTTGAGAGGCCCAAGTTGTGTTTCTATTTGTCCATTGCCCTCGGGCAATTTTTGAATATCGTTGTGCTTTTGTTAGATTTCCGCTATTTGCTTTGTATTGTAATACATTCCCTTTTGCTAACATTTGTAAATTATATGATACTAATGGACTAGGAACTAACTTATTAGAATAAGGTAACTTTACAAAACCATTGCTAGTCGAATCATTTACTAAAGAACAACTATTTTGTACACGTGACCATTCTCTAGGTGGTTGTGGTAAATAGCATCCAGAATTTATACCATTCTCAATACAAGACATCTTACTATATGGTGCTATTTTATATAATTGAAACTAATAAACTAATAAATCAAACAATAAAAAAGATTTTAATAATATTTTATTTATTTATTACGTTTTTTATTTGTTAAATTGCACCTTTTGTCGCGTTGTCCATTTTTGTTACACATTTGCGGGTCTTTATATCTTTTATCTTTGCTACCATTCGTCTTTGTTGGCATACGCAAATCAGTAGTTTTGCGAGTATTTTCTGGCATCACAATATATTATTTTTTAATATACAATAATATATTCTATTTTATTTCAATTTTTTTTACATAGTAATAGAGTTATCATTTCCATAAAAGTACCATCTTAATGACAAATAATTTGGCATTTTAACACTCATAGAATTAAATCCTTGCATATTTGTATTTGGTCCTTTTGCAACTAATCCGGCTATTTCTCCAATTCCTAGTGCATAATTATGATACCATAAATCTGAAATATAACCAGAAAAGCCACCATTAGGAGCAACATATACATTGCCATAATTTTGTTTTGGTACTCCGTGCAATTCATGGCTTTTCACAATAGTTCCATTTACATAAATATCTAATGTTGTATTTTCACAACGAATAATAACATTTACCCATTTATTTAAAGGAATATCTTCAATAGTTACTTCTTCATTAATTACATTATATGTATTCATAAAAACAGTAAGATTATTCTTATTTGGATCTAAATATAACCCGGGAGCATTATTAGGAAAGTTAAGGCCTTGTTGATCTGAACTAGATGTAAAGTCATTGCCTTTATAGAAGATGCATCTATATTTACCTGAATTGTAAGTTAAGTCATCAATAAAAATCCATACAGACCAAGTAAACTCAATCCCCTCGGTTGCGTTTACTGAACGATTAATTGTTACAGCTCCTTGTGAATTTGGGTCTTGTGGAACAACAATTAATTGCTTGGCATCAACCATCCCATCAACCACTTTTGGATTATTGCTTGGTGTATAAAAATAACCTAAAATCATTACTCCTAAACGAAGCAAAATAATAAACGCAAAAAGTGTAAAAAGTAAAAAGGCAAACTTTGCTATTAAACTATTTGACTCTAAGAATTCTTGTGTATATCCACTTGGAGATGAAGAAGAACTACTATAAGAACTAGAACTGCTATTTCCAGAATTGCTTGAATAATCCATCTACTATATCATAATAATATAAAATAACTAAATACAAATACACAAAATACAAATCTAAACACCTAAAAATATATAATTATTAAATCGTTACACTTGCATTTTCAACATCATTTTGCATAACTGTTACTTTTACTGAATATTGTCCAAATAGATTACCTAACCAACTACCTCCATAACCTTTTATATATGTATCCCATGCTTTTTGAGGGTCGGTCGCATTTGGCCAGTATTGTAAATTTGCTGTCCAGCCTGAAAATCCACCATTAGGAGTAATATACACGTTTGTGTCAGGATCTATTTTGGCAACACCGGGTAATACACAAGTTCGAACTAATTTCCCATCTAAATATAAATCTAATGTGCGACCATAAACACTCATTAAAAGATTCGTCCATTTTTGGATAGGAACATTTGCAATAGGACAATTATGAACAGTGTAGTTTTCGCCAGCTTCAGGTTGATCATCTAATCCAGGATAAACTGCAAGAGAAATAATCATATTATTTTCAGCAGGAGCAAGCGTAACTGATGGACAAGGCTCTTTTGTTCCAGTACCACTAGTCATGCGTCCAAACACGACTTTGGGTTCACCATATCTATAATTCCAGTCATCAATATAAAACCAAATTGAATAAGTATAGTTGCTTGTATTTCCTCCAGAAGTAGAACTAGCTAAACTACTAGCAGACACGGTTTGCATTGTTTTTGCTGATATAACTCCTGACAATGTATTCACATCTTTCATTATATAACGAACCACAATAACTAACAAAATTATTATAAATACTAACATCAACAAAGTTTTTACTTCCATTATATATTATAATACTAGAAATTATAATATACTCTAAATCAAAATCAAAAACAATCAAATAAATTATTAAATATTTTCAACAATAATTTGGTCTTCTGAATTTGGGTCTGATGGAGGATTTTTATCTTTTAATGAATTATATAATGTAAAAATAGTATAATAATCTAACGGTTGCTTAAAATACAGCATATTTGATATATTACAACTAATTCCATTTTGTGATCCAACAGTTAACATATCATAATTCATATATGGAACAACACCTATTTCAGATTTAACTAATTTACCATTATAAAAAATATCTAAAGTTCCACCTCTATTATTAATTACAATATTATTCCACTTTTGGAGTTTTACATTGGGGTCTCTGTAAACCAAATAATTTCCTTCATTATCATATTCATTATATGAATGCATTAATGATCCATCATTGTTAGTTATATCTTTTATTTTTTCTATAAAACTTTTACCGTTAGTACCAATTTCTTGATTATTGTCTTTATTATTTTTATTATTTATATTTTCTTTTTTCCATTTTGCCAAATCAGAAAGAGTCGCATTTCCATTAATTGAGTTATCATTATTTTTGTCAAACTTTTTACTTGTATCTTTTACATATACTAACAATGAATTTGTAGATGGATTATATTTTATAATTGGATTATTACCATAATTAAAAATAATTGTATCTTGCGAATAAGATGCTTTTGTACTTGGCGGAAAAGAATCAATATATGTCCAAAAAGAAATAGCATATTGATAATTGAATTTATCGCTATCATTTAAATTTTGATAAGACGCAATATTATGAATTTGTTCTGTTGAAATAGGTTGATTAATTAATAATTTACCACCCTGTTTCAAATACTTTGTTTTAATGTAAGGAGTCAACCAATAAAATATAAAAAAATAAATACTTAATAATGAGATAGCAATTAATAAAAAGATTAGTTCTGTTTTACTAGCAATTTGCATTTCAGGCATTCCTGGTGGTGGACTAGTAATTCCAAGACTATACAAAATTTTATTTAATGATATAACAAAAAGACAAGGAATATACAATATAGTATTCACTATAAGTCTATAAAGAGGTTTTTTAGGTAGAAACCCACCAGCATTCAACACCTTATATATCAATCCTAGTAATACACAAAATAATAATAAGTTAAATATGATGGAACCCACTCTTTCAGGTTTAGAAGCATCTTGGTTGAATACTCCTATTATTTTTAATGCCCCATATATGAGTAATCCTGAAATAAACAATGCGCCTACAATATATAATCCTTTAAAAAAGGTGGTAAATGTGGGAATATCTGGATCTACAGAACCTAGTCCAGAATTAGCCAAATAATATTGATAAACACTTATCATAGCATACATTACAATTCCAACAAATAGCAAGAAAAAAACAGATGCTCCTCCATATGTAGACATTATATTTAAAGGATTAATAAAATAAAGTAATGCTACAGCAAAGATAAACAAGAAAAAATATATTGTATATTTTGTTCTTGTATCGTATAACTCTTTTATATTTTTGGGTAAAGAATTATATACAGATGTATCAGCTGAACTTGTTTTTTGATATATTATTATTGAAAACAATATAAAGAAGAAAATGAGTAAAAAGTTAATAATAACTGATGTATTGTTTTCAGGCACTTTGGCTTCAAATATGCCACCAATACTGATCATACTAAAAAATCCTCCTAAACCGATTAAAACTAACAAAACATAGATAAGTGGTAAAAAATAGGAATTGGATGAGCCAGGAAGAAGTGACAATAGTGAATTTGCAGGATTTAATTTAAACGATTGTACTGAACTTATTAATCCAGATAAAAGTAATAATATAGGTAATGTGACAAATATTTGTAGTCCAAATGCCTTATTAAACCCATTTGGATTTAAAATATATATAAGAAGAACTAAAAATGTAAATAATGATAATATGATAGTAAGTACATTATAGGATTTAATAGATAAGGCTAAATTATTTGTATCACTCATAGTATATTTATATTATATATTATGAATATTATATATTATGATTTTTATGTTTATTGTTACATATTTTCTAGGGCAGTCTTTTGTCCGTGACATTCACGACAAAGTGCAACCAAATTAGTAACATCATTGCTACCTCCATGTTCCAAACGAATTTTATGATCTACTTCAAATGTATGTGTTAACTTATTTGTACATTGTCCACATTTCCAATCCTGCATAGAAGCCACATATTTTTTCTTTGTTTCACTAACTGAACGCTTAGTTGCTTTTGGCCCGGATAAAATATTACGTTGTTGTTGCGATATTAAATGTTGTGGTTCTGAAGGATTCATTGTGCTATTATAATTTTCCATAAAACTTCTATTTCCACCCGAAGACATATCAAAAATAGGACTAATAAGATCTACTGATGATTTATCAAGAGGCATATATTTAACCATATTATTTGCATATAATAATAAATTTTTACTTTGAAGTGGATTTCTTTTAATAAGTAAATAAATAGATAATGCTATAAAACCAATAAATGCTATTTGGTAATATTTTTTGTATGATAAGAGTAGTTTACTATATTTATTATCGTGGTAAGCATTATAAATAAAAAACCCAGTAATTCCAAATATAAATAGTTCTAGTTTCATACCTTTGTATATATTATTTAATTATTTAATTATTATTGAATTAAAGATTTTCATCATTTGTATCCATTTTTTCTAAAATAACATTTAATTTATTTAAACTATTTGTTAGCTTATTTATATCAATACGTTGTGTTGAATTTTCAAATAAATAATGATAGAATATAAATTTAATTTCATTTAAAAATGCTAATTGACTATTAGTCAAATTTTGATTATGATCATATATTCTTTCGAAGATAGCAATGTAAACCATAATAAACCCCCAAATATCCAAATTAAATAAAAAGACTTCTTCAAAGTATTCCAATATATTAAAATCATTGTTATCACTTGTGAATTCATTTAAAATATTTGTAATATACTCAATAATGTAATAATATGTAAAATCATATTCAATAATATGGTCTTTTACATTTGACTTTGAAACTGCTGGTAACTCACCAAGTTCCAACTTTCGCATAATATCATTGATTGCTGGTAAATGACCAGGGCCTCGTATTTCATTCCAAGTAAAAATATAATTAATAACAAATTCTCTGATAGCATAGTAATCGGGTTTATAAGAATTATTAGTTCCATCTTTTTGTAAAAACTCATTATACAATTTAATAAATTCTGTATTAAATAAGATAACAGAAAATGGCACATTAAACTGAAATGGTCTGCGAAATACTTTTTTCGGAAATCCTTGTTGTCCCATTTTATATTCAAAGGTAAGTCCCCAATCAATTAGTTTACTACTTAACTCTGTTTCTAATGGTTCAATTAAAATATTGCTATCTTTTATGTCTCCATGATATATTCCTAATTTATTCATTGGAATAATGCCGTGAACTAACAAATCAATCAAACTATTATTCAATAATATTAAGTTATTATTTGTAAAGTTTTCTAATAAATATTCTTCAACACTTACTCCACCATAAGGCATATTTAATGTTAATAAGGTATCTAATGATTTATTAATATTTTCTTTTGTTATGTCCTTCTTTTTTAACGCACTACATTTTTTAAAATTATCTAAATCCTCATTTGTTAGTTTAGATGGTTTACAAATAGAAAAATCATTGATTAAAAAATAATTCATATAGTTTGGTATAGGTTGCAATAATGAATTTAACATTTGTATTTCATCATATTCGTTCTGAGCATTTTTTGCTGTCATTAACTTACTAACAAAACGTCTATTAGTAGATAATGGCTCAATAGATGTAAATGAAGATTGTTTAACTTTATCATCGTTAGAGCATTTTAATGGAGGATCGAATAAGCATCCAAACCCACCTGATGTAACAACTTTTCCACCTTCTTGAAATGATAAGGATTTTCTTAATGCGTAGTTATTTGTTTTAAGATGTTTTTTAGAAGAGGATCTAGATTTATTATTTTTTTTTGTTTTATGTCTTTTTCTTATTATTCGTTTATTTGTATTTCTATTTATTAATTTATCCTGGTTTATTAGTTTCATATACTATATATATTTATTAAAATTATTTATTATACAAATACAATATTATTCCTGTTCCTCCTATTAAAATAAGTGTATAAATCACCTTTTCGCGCCATCTATAATATTCTTTCATTTTTAAATCCTTAGGTTTATATTCTTCATAGTAACGCATATAAAATTCATTTAATGTAATTTTTGGCTTTTCTAGCTTCTCATTAATTTTATTATGTACAAAATGCATCCAACGAATAAAGGAATCGCGATTATCTAAATATGCGGCAATTGGGTATTCATCCAAAATTTTTATAAAATCAGAACCAATTGCTTCAACTGGAATAAAAAGAGGCAAATTTGATATAAACTCATAATATTTCTTTTTGGTAACTTCATTTGGATGATGAGGATAAGACATTGCTAATGTATGTAAAAAAAACCAAAAATGTGGTCCCCATATATTTGGATCTAATGGAGGCATTATAATTAAATTCTAATTATAAAAAATTAATCTGTTTTATACTAAATTATTAACAAAAATAATTAATATAGAAACAAAATAGTATATTATAATAGGTTTTATAAAATGATTAGAAATAATATTTGTAATAATTGCGGAAAACAAGGACATATGTTTCATCAATGTAAATTACCTATAACGAGTTATGGAATTATATTATTTAGACACAATAATAATCAATTGGAATATCTTATGATACGTCGTAAAGATAGTTTTGGATATATTGACTTAATGAGAGGCAAATATGTATTAACCAATATAGAGCAAATTCAAAATATATTTAATGAAATGTCAGTTGATGAAAGAAAACGTATAAAAGAAAATGATTTTCTCACACTATGGAAAAATATGTGGGGCGAGACATTATTAAATTCCCAATATAAAAATGAAGAATTATCATCACAAAAAAAGTTTGAGACACTTAAAGAAGGAATACAATTAGATACAAGTGATAATATTATTTATAATATAGATTATTTTATTGAAAACTCAAATACAAGTTGGAATGAGACAGAATGGGAATTTCCAAAAGGGCGACGCAATCATATGGAGAAAGATTTGCATTGTGCTTTAAGAGAATTTGAAGAAGAAACAGGGATTTCAAAAGATTATTTAAAAATTGTAGAAAATATATTACCATTTGAAGAAATATTTATTGGTTCGAATCATAAATCATATAAACATAAATATTTTTTAGCATATATAGATACAAATTTAGATGATTTAACGAATTTTCAAAAGACTGAGGTGAGCAAATTAGAATGGAAAAATATGGAAGAATGTTTGTTAGCAATTCGTCCTTATAGTTTAGAAAAAAAGAAAATAATTCAAATAGTTAATAAAATATTAGAAGAATATAGATTATATTAGTATTATATAGTAAATGAGTGAAGAAGAAAAATCGAGTTCCATACCTACGATTTCAAATACAAATACAAATACAAATACAAAGTTAGATACTAATATAATTATTGAACCAGATGATCCTATATCTCTCTTAAAATCTGATACAGAAGATACTATCACTAAATCAAGTTTAAATATTGTTGCGCCTACTAAAAAAAAAGAGGAAGTATGTGATTTAAAAGAAATAAATAAGCTTTACTTAAAAAAATGTGGAAATAACAAACTATTATTAGAATCAGAAGAAGCAAATAGAGATGAGCTTGGCAATAATGAAGATGTAAATCCATTTTTATATCCAAACTTAGATGATCCAAATTTTATCATCAAAATTGCTGAAAAAAAAGAATTTAATGATACAAAATATGATGGGACTATTTTTGGCATTGAAGAATATGCTCGCATTTTAAGTAATGCTGAATATGAATTATTACCACAGCAAGCATTTGTAAGAAACTTTCTTTCTTTTCAAACACCATATAACAGTTTACTTTTATTTCACGGATTAGGCTCAGGAAAAACTTGTTCTGCTATTGGTGTTTGCGAAGAAATGCGCGAATATTTGAAACAGATGGGAATTAAAAGAAAAATTATTATTGTGGCAAGTCCAAATGTGCAAGATAATTTTAAAGTGCAACTATTTGATGAAAGAAAATTAAAACTAGTCGATGGCAATTGGACAATGAAAGGTTGTTTAGGTAATAAATTATTAAAAGAAATCAATCCTACACGAATGAAGGGACTAACAAAGGAAAAAGTTGTTTATTTAGTTCACAACCTAATTCGTACGTGGTATTCTTTTCAAGGATATATCCAATTTTCTAACCAAATTTCAGAAATTTCTGGAAAAACAAATGATAGTATGGAGCAAAAAATACGAAATTTACAGCATGCTTATTCCGAAAGTTTAATTGTAATTGATGAAGTTCATAATATTCGTATTTCGGATGATAATGAAAATAAAAATGTAGCAAAAAATCTGATGTTTTTGGTAAGTGTTGTCTCTAATTTGCGTCTTTTATTATTATCTGCTACTCCTATGTTTAACTCATATAAAGAAATTGTTTGGCTCCTTAATTTAATGAACATGAATGATAAACGTGGCATAGTATCTGTATCTGATATATTTGATAAAGATGGACAATTTAAAAAAGACCTGACTACTGGAGAAGATATTGGAAGAGAACTATTAATTCGAAAAGCAACTGGATATGTATCCTATGTACGAGGTGAAAATCCTTATACCTTTCCATTTCGCGTTTTTCCTGATAGATTTGCACCTAATTATACATTTAAAAATATTGATGAGTATCCAAAATATCAAATTAATGGACGTAAAATTCCAAATGATAGAAAAATAAATAAGTTAAGTTTATATTTAACTGCTATTGGAAACTATCAGCAACTTGGATATAAATACGTGATTGAAAAATTGAGAGAACGTGAAGAACGTGTAATAACAACAAAAAAAGGAACAATCAGAAAAATGGCAGCATTTTCTTCATTAAAAGCATTTGGTTATACTGATTTACAATTACCAATTGAATGTTTGAATATAATTTATCCAATTGACGGATTAGAAGAGTTAGTAAGTGATATTAGACCTATTGAATATATTGATGATGAAGAACCTAATATAGATGATATTTCACCCGAAGTTAATAAAAATGATTTAGAAAAAGATATAGTCGAAGAAATAGATGAAATTGTATCAAATGGACCTGAAAAATTTGTTACACCTATACACGAAGTGAATGTTGAACAAGAACACATAGGTTCGGAATTAGAATCGGAACCAATTGTAACGGAGGGTTTAGATGCGGATATAAACATGTTTGATCAAGTTCATCAAATAGATCTTGAAAAAAGTAAGCTACATTCATTTCGACCTTTAACATCAAAATCACAAAAAACAAAAATAAACTCACAAAAAACATCACCTTCAATGGAATTTGATATACAAGAAGATACTGAGGAACCATTAGAACAACCATTAGAACAACCATTAGAACAACCATTAGAACAACCATTTGAAAAACCATTAGATCAATCATTAGACCAATCAACAAATGATGAATTATATAATTCAAAACAATTTAAAAGCACTAAAACATCGTCGTTAAATGAATTTGATATCCAAGAAAATAGCAATGATGATGGTTTACATCTGATTGAAGGAATAACTAAGTCTAATTTGCCAACAACATTAAATAAAATAAAAGAAACCATAATTGACAAAGAAGCTAATAAAAAAGGAGGTTCAATCGAATTATTACAAATCGACCCAAAAGAATTAACTGGTTCACAAGGATTAAGACGTATGATGGATTATAATGATACAAAAACTCCTTCTTACAAAGGTAATTTTGAATATAAACAGGGTGTTCCAAGAATATTTAGTCAAGAAGAGATTGGAAAGTATAGTTCAAAAATTAGAGCTATTTGCCAAAGCATTTATAATACAAAGGAAAACAAAGTATCAGATGGTATTATACTTATTTATTCGGCCTTTATTGATGCAGGAATTATTCCTATTGCATTAGCATTAGAAGAAATGGGATTTACTAGATATGGAAAAAACGCAAAACCATTATTTAAAACACCTCCTACTCCTGTTGTAGATGTAAGAACTATGAAAGAACCATTAGATAAACGCGATTTTAAACCAGCACGATACATTATGATTACAGGTGACACACGTATTTCGCCAAATAATGATTATGAAATGAAAGGAATAACAAGTGACAACAATTTATATGGCGAAGAAATAAAAGTTGTATTGATTACACAGGCAGGTTCAGAAGGTTTAGATTTTAAGGCTTTACGACAAGTACATATATTAGATCCATGGTATAATGTGAATCGAATTGAACAAATTATTGGTCGTGCAGTTCGTAATTTTTCTCATACACATTTACCTTTTGAACAAAGAAATGTAGAAATATTTTTACATGGAACTATTTTAGAAAATGCAAAAGAAGAAGCTGTCGATTTATATGTATATAGAACATCTGAAATAAAAGCAGTAAAAATAGGTAAAGTAACTAGGTTATTAAAACAAACCGCAGTTGATTGTATTATTAATCACGAGCAAACTGATTTTACGAATGAGAACTTTATGAAGTTAGAAGAAAACGCAAGTATAAAACAGGTTTTATCAGATCATAAAGTTTTAGAAAATTTTGAAGTAGGAGATATGGATAACTCGCCTACTTGTGATTTTATGAGTTGTCAATTTGATTGTTTACCATCGATTGATATGGAAACATCTGAATTAAATTATGATACTTATAATGAAGCATTTATGCTTATTAATTCGGATAAAATTATCCAAAAAATAAAGAATTTAATGAAAGTCCGTTTTTTTTATAAGAAAAAAGATTTATTTCAGTTGATCAATACACCAAAGAAGTATCCTCCATCTCAAATATATTCAGCATTAACGCAAATTATAACTGATGGAAGTGAATATATTGTAGATAAATATGGAAGAACAGGATATTTGATTAATATAGGGGAATATTACTTATTTCAACCAAGTGAACTAACAAATACGAATATTTCCATTTATAATAGATCTGTCCCTATTGATTATAAGCATCAAAGTATTGGATTTGAAATTAAAAATGATGCACTTAAACCTGTTGTGGATAAACGTGGAATAAAAGAGTTTGAATTTGAGATTGAAGAAGAAATTTCTAGTCCAACTACTGCAAAAAAGGTGGAAGATATTAAATCTAAGTTTGATGAAGGCAAGAAAGTATTTGAAATGATGCTTCAAAATTACAAATTAGCATTAGAAACAACAAAAGTGCCAAGAGGAAATGATAATTGGTATTTACATTGTGGTGTAATAATAAATAAATTAAGTTCTAATACAGAATTAATAAAGGAAGACAATTTAACTACGCGTTTAGAAATTTTAGAAAAGTTTTTAATACAACATATTGTAGATTCATTAATGATGAATGAACGAGTAGATTTATTAAATTATTTTTATTCAAATGAAAGCGAAAATACCATTGTTGATGAAAAGTCGAAACGTTTATACTCAAAATCTCGCGAATACTTGTTTTCTAAGATTCTTACAGCAAAAGGAATAACAGGAATGATTATATTTGATGGTCCATCCCGTAGAACAAATTTAAATATCTTTATTTTAAATAAAAACACGCGTTTATGGGTTTCTGCTGAGCCAGAAGATAAACGTGATTTAGAACCAGCAATATTAGAAAAATATAGAATACAAGATAATTTAAATAGATATGTAGGGTTTGTTGGATTTGAAACTAACAAAAAATATATGGTTTACAAAGTAAAAGATACTGAAAATAAACGTAGTACAGGTTTTAGATGTGACCAATCGGGAAAAGATAAAGTGATGAAGATATTAAATGATATAGAAAATGACGATAAGTATATTTCTAAACAAACTAAAGATAGCGCAAACGAATTATGTGTTAGACAAGAGTTTACACTTAGATATTATAATTATACTCAATTAGATGACTTGACATGGTTTTTAGATACGGAAACCGCGATTATTAATGAGTTTGAGAAGAAGGAGAAACCTTGAGGCCTTTAAGTTGGTTTACATTATATATTATAAAACAGCTTAAAGTCCTTTAAGTATAAAATATATAACTATTGAGATTATCTTAGTTAAAATAATTAGGAAGGGTTCGGGAAATATTGGTTTCCTGAAAAAAATTGAATCTATTTTATTATAATTATTTAAATATAATCATAATATATTTATATAATGGAATCATCTAAAATACAAAGTCAATTTCAAAAAAAGAAGAGAGATATTAAGAATGTATTTACATTATGTGAAATTACAAAAATCATTATGTTGCCAATTAATAGCATTGGTAAAAACTTGCATATAACAATTGAATCAACTATTTCTAAAATGATTGGTGGAAAATGTATTGTTGAAGGATATGTGAAACCTAATTCGGTTAAAGTAGTTACTCATTCAAGTGGTACAATTAAGGGGCAAAATGTTATATTTGATGTTGTATTTCTTTGTGAAGTTTGTTATCCTGTTGCAGGAATGTTATTAAATTGTACTGCTAAAAATATTACTAAGGCAGGTATTCGTGCTGAAAGTTCAGATGAAAGCCCATCACCATTCGTATTATTTATTGCAAGAGATCATTATTATTCGAATGATTATTTTAATTCACTCCAAGAAAATGAAAAGTTTGTTTCAAGGGTTATTGCGCAACGTTTCGAATTAAATGATAAGTATGTTTCAGTTATTGGTGAAATTGTGCCACCACAAAAAGACGAAAGAAATGAATTAAAGCCAAGATTAACTATTATATAATTTTATATAACTATTTAAACATACTTTTACAATATATATAATTAATGTTTGAAGAAGAAATAGAGAGTGAAGAAAAAGAATATAATTCAAATCAACTTAATTTTATGCGAGAGTTAATTGAACAAATGCCAAAGTTTCATCAAATCGCTATATTAAGACTCTTATCAGATGATAAGACTATTACTATTAATGAAAACAAAAGTGGAATATATATTAACATGAGTGAATTGCCATCATACAAAATTAAAGAGTTAGAGAAATATGTTAATTATGTAAAGACACAAGAAGATACTTTAAATGATATTGAGAAACAAAAGGAAACTTATAAAAATACATTTTTCCAAAAAGATAATAAAGACAACTTGACAATAATTAATTAGAATACATATTTTTAATTATAAACAATGACAACCTTTTTTTTTGATAAAATTAAATTACAAAATGATACACTTGTTGATAATAAGTGTATCATAGATATAAGCTTATTACAACAAAATGTATTAAATTTAAAAAATCTAATAAAATTTACAAAAATGATATATACAAATAATCAAACAATCAATAAACCAATGAATAATAATCAAACAATCAATAAACCAATGAATAATAATCAATTAATCAATAAACAAATGAATATAAATAATAAGCCAATCAATAATAATAAATTAAACCAAAATAAATTAAATCAAGTCAAGGATAAATATTATTATGTAAAACAAAAAGATACGCTTTTTTGGTGTTTTTATATTTTTAAAAATGGATATTCTAGTTATGAAATGGATTGCAATAATAATTATTTTACCATAGAAAAACAAGAAAAATATAAATATATTGAACTATTAAGGGAAGAAAAAAATAAAAATCTTTTAAAAATGTTTAAGATTAAACCCTTAATGAACTTAGAAAATGATTTAGCCAATAATGATAAAATTTCTATAAAAACATTTTTTGGTTTATGTTTAATTGAAAAAATGAATGTTTTATTAGTTGATGGAAGAAAGGTATATGAATTATTATGTAGTGATTCAAAAAACATGTGGATTGTTCACAAAAATGCTATATCTGGTGAATATTATATTGAAAGCGAGTTTGATAAAGCAGAATTATATAAATATAAGAATGGTTATTTTAGTATGCCATCATTTGATTACAAACTTAAGTCTATTACTTCTTATAAGACGGACGATTTACTTGAATTATGCGAAAAATTAAATATATGCATAGATAATTCTAAAAATGATAAAAAGAGATTATTAAAAAAGGATATTTATGAACTGGTTGTTCAACAATTTAGATAGACTATAATATAATAAAAAATTGAAGAAGAATTTAAAAATATATAGATAATTATATATAAGATACCGATATGAACAACAAAAATAATTATATTTCAAAATGGAAAACTGGTGGCGATGATGAAGAAACTTTTATTAAAACAAATCCCAAGGAACAATTAACTTATCTTTCATCGTTATTAGTAAATTCTACTCATCAAAAATTTAAAGAGTATGAATTAGAAGCCAAGTTTGGAACCAAAGGCTTTAAACCCTTGACTAAAATGGATTATGACAATGTTATAAAAAAACTTAAATCGATGGGTTTTGAGTTAACAAGTCCTGATGGAGAAGATACATTAAAAATCCAATTAGAAATATTAGATGTAAAAACTGGTCAATTTAAAACTGCAGGAAATTTTGATCGATTTCGTATTGAGGTAGTAGGATTAGATAATATTCAAGAATATTGTCGTACAAATGATTTAAAGACAATAAACGATAAAACAAATTTCCAATATGTTCAAATTCTTAGAAAGACTGATGTAATGGTTAAAAAAGAAGGTTCTGATGAAGAAACATATGCCCAGCCTGCTGAATTTGATGATTTCAATTTTAGAGTTACATATAAACTTGAAGAAAGAATTAATAAATATGGTAAAATAGGAATGGAAATATTTAATAATTGGAATCAAACTAAAAAAATATTTAGATATGTAAAGCGTATATCGTTTTTACATGATGATTATCCTATTCGTGTCGATTTAAGTATTGTAAAAAGTTCATCTAAAAATGAAAGACGACGATATATTCAAACATATAATATTGAAGAATCAAATGTATTTCAAAATCCTGAATCATATGAAATAGAACTTGAAGTAGTTAATAATAGGGCACAATCAACATTCAAAAATTATACAAAGGAACCTAAACTTTTAGCAAATAGTATTCAAGAATTGGCTAAAATCGTTTTATCTGGATTGCAAGGAACGAATTATCCTATTTCATTATCAAACCAAAAACAAGTAATTCGAGATTATTTTACACTACTATATGAAGAAGAATACAAAAAACGCAATGAAAAATATAAACCTAAAGAATATGCGATTCCAAAGGATTTCTTAGGACCAAATTCAAAAGCGTTACAAATTGAAAATATTGGACCTATTAATTCAAATATTATAGTTCCTAATATTACAGAACCCTATTCATTTTGTGTGACTGAAAAAGCTGATGGGGAACGTCATCTATTATATATAGCAAATGATGGTAAAATTTACTTAATTAATACAAGTATGTCTGTTATATTTACTGGAGCATTTACAATGGAAGAACGTTGTTTTAATTCAATTCTAGATGGGGAGCTTATATTACACGATAAATTTGGAAACTTTATTAATACATTTGCATCATTTGATTTGTATTTCTATAATAAGATAGATGTTAGACATAGACCATTTATTAAAACTCCTTTAAAAGAAGATAAGTATTTTGAAGAAGGTTGTCGATTACCAATGCTCAAAGAATTTATTAAGATTTTAACCCCTAAAAATATAAATCAATCGCAGAATCCAAATAGATTAATGAAATGTCCAATTAAAATAACTTCCAAAAAGTTTTATCCATTATTTAATGAAAGAGTAGATCAAGAACAAGACTTAGAAAAAGATAAGAAAAAGAATGAAAAAAAGTTGGAAGAATATGATATTTATCGTGCATCCAATTTCATATTAAAAATGATACAAGACAATTTATTCGAGTATGAAGTTGATGGTCTTATATTTACTCCAACCTTATTTGGGGTTGGTTCCAATAAGTTTTTAGAAGCAGGTCCAAAATATAAGATTACGTGGGAATATTCATTTAAATGGAAGCCAAATGTAGCGTCATATACATTTCCTAAAAGTTATTTAACAATTGACTTTCTTATCACCACTAAAAAGGGACCTGATGGAAACGATCTTGTAACACCTGTATTTGAAAATGGGATGAAAATGGGAGCAACTAGTCAATATAATAGTTATAAAACATTGATTTTAGCAGTTGGATATGATGAAACAAAGCATGGTTATATTAATCCTTGTCAAGATGTATTAGATGATCGAATTAAAGGTCCTTCAAACGGAGAAGAGGATGAAGAAAAATACAAACCAAAACAATTTTATCCAAGTGACCCAGCAGATCCTTTGGGCGGGTTATGCAATATAATGTTACAGATGGATAGCAATGGTAACATGCAATTATTTACAGAAGAAGGCCAAATTATTGAAGACAAAATGGTTGTTGAGTTTCGTTATGATATGGATAAACAAGGATTATGGAGATGGATACCTTTAAGAGTAAGATATGATAAAACATCAGATTTTCGTCAGGGACATAATAGTTTTGGCAATGATTATACAACTGCAAATAGTAATTGGTATTCAATTCATAATCCTGTTACTGAATATATGATTGGTACTGGAAAAGATATTCCAACAAGAGAAGTGTCGGATGATGTATATTATAATAGTACTACAAATGAACGTCTAACACTTGGACTAAGAGATTTTCATAATTTATATGTAAAGAAGAAGCTTATTCAAGGTGTTTCTAAAAAAGGTAACATTCTTATTGATTTAGCGTGTGGAAAAGCAGGCGATCTACCTAAATGGGTTTCTTCAAATTTGTCCTTTGTATTTGGTATTGATATTGCAAAAGATAACATTGAAAATCGTTTAAATGGAGCATGTGCCAGATATTTAAATTATAAACGAACAAATTCAAGTGTTCCCTATGCTTTATTTGTAAATGGCAATAGTGCATTAAATATTCGTTCAGGAACAAATATGTTTACAGATAAAGCAAATCAAATAGTGAAAGCGATTTTTGGTGAAGGTTCAAAGAATACTTCACTTGGACCCGCAGTGACTAGACAATATTCACGTGGAGCTAATGGGTTTGATGTTACATCTTGTCAGTTCGCGATACATTATATGTTTAAAGACAATAAAAGCTTTTATAATTTTATTCGAAATGTTGCTGAATGCACAAGATTAAATGGTTATTTTATAGCGACTTGTTATGACGGAAGAACCATATTTAATTTATTACGCAATAAAGAGCAAGGTGAAAGCGTTGAAAAATATGCTGATGGTAAAAAAGTCTGGTCAGTTACTAAGGACTATGATGGAATTAAATTTGAAAATGATGAGAGTTCATTAGGGTATAAAATATCAGTATATCAAGATACAATAAATAATTCGATTGATGAGTATCTTGTTAATTATGATTTCTTAGTTTCAACTATGGAAAAATATGGATTTTCATTAGCATCAAGAGAAGAGACAAAGTATATGGGATTGCCAGAAGGAAGTGGTATGTTTATTGAACTATATAATATGATGTTAAATGAAATCAAAAAAGATCCAAGTAAAGAAAAAGAGTATAAAAGTGCTCTTAATATGAAACAATATGAAAAAGATATATCATTCTTAAATAGATATTTTGTATTTAAAAAGACATCATCGCGAAATGCAGAAAAGTTAACAAAAGCTATATTAGAACAATTGCCGGATGAAATATCTTTTGAAAATGCTGGAACTATTTTAGCACGCGAATCAGTGAAAGAGGCAGAAGAAGAAATTAAACCTAAGGTTAAAAATCTTAGAAAAAAAATTATGCTTCAAGAAGCAACTGAAGCATTAGATGAACAAGATCAAGAACAAATACAACAACCTAAAGAAGTAATACAAACTGAAACACAGCCACAGTTAGCAAAAACGTTGAGAAAATCGGTTGGTAGACCTAAAAAGGTAAAAGAGACAATTGAATTTGTAATCGAAGAAGAATAAAAAATCTATAAAAAGTTACAATATTATAAAAAAGATAATAAATAGTTATTAGTATATTATAATATTGTATATGAGTTATAATATTATACCTAAAAATAGTTTTCAATTTGATATTCATTTTTGTTTAAAAGATATAAATAACAAACTAGATGTTATTCAATATGATCCATATGTATCACATTATTTATATGATTTTTTATTTGAAACTTATAAACAAGTAGATATTATACAAACTAACAATCCAACATTGTATGATACTATTATTAAAATAATTAATCCATATGAGTTTTTATATACAAATATTCCAAGTTTTGAAGTATCTGTTAGTAAAGTAAAAACAGAAGATCCCATGTTATTTGATTTAATTGAAATAACGCAAATGTGTGGATTAAATGATTTTTTTTCAATGCCAGATAGTTTATCTATTGGACATTTTACATTAGACAATATATCGTCTGAATATTTTATTAATATGATTCGTGAAGAACAAACTGATATACAAAATCATTATTCAATATATAATATTTTTGAATTGTACAAAATAATTACACAACTTAATACAAATACGAATACATATAATTGTCTTTTTATGGAAATCGATAAAGAACTATTTCATAGCAACTTATATTTATTTTATTTATTATTATATGTATTATTGATTATGAAACAGCAAGCAAAGGGTGGTACATCTATCATAAAAATCAGTTATTTATTTGATAAGTCTATTATTGATATTATTTATATACTAACTTGTATATTCGATAAAGTACAATTAGTAAAACCATTAGTAAATAATGTTGTTTATCCTGAATTATATTTAGTTTGTAAAGATAAACTAGTCGAACCACTAACAAATAGTGATACTATTAATAACAATGAATATTCTTATTTAAATGAGTTAGAGAAAAATATACATTTATTATTTTTAATTCTAACAAATGATAATATAGAAAACATTTGTATTCAATCCATTATTCAATTAAACGATACAACTGAGTGCTTACCTTATTTATTTATAAATAAGATTGAAGAATTAAATTCTATTTATGGACAACAACATTTGGAAATCTTGGATCAAGTCATAAATATATATAAGAATAAATCACGAGATGAAAAAATGGATTTTATTAAAAAAAGTCATATACAAAAATGTATTCAATGGTGTGAAAAAAATCAGTTACCTCATAACAAATTTTTCGAAAAAAATATATTTTTATGTAATTCAACTGAACAATAGTTACAAATGGTCATTAATTAAATATTAAATACATTATTACTAGGTCCGTATATATCACTATTATTTTTAGAGCAAATATTTTTTTTAGGTGGTTGTCCTTGAAAGAAAAAGGGATTGCCTGAATATACTTGTGGATTGCAAGATTGATTTGGTTTTGCTTTTAAAATAAAGGGTATAGATGGATTATTGCCTCTATCTAATTGATTTGCAGTTGGATATGTAATCCTTTTTGACCTACTAGATGCGTTTGTTGTAATTGTATCAACATTTAATTTAAGCATACGAGTGCTACTAGATACAGCGCCTTGTTTTGCATACTGTGGGTTATTTGGTTTATAATATACTTGTGAACATCCTTTTGGATTAGTAGGTCCAGAAATATAAGCTCCATTATAGGGGTTTGACGCAATATTATAATAATATTCAACAATTAAATTATATTCTTTGTTAGTTAGAATACTTTTTAAGATGTCAAAATAAGTAGTAATTGACAACGGAGTTTGTCCAGTTATAATTAGACTTTGTTCCTCTGTTATAAGCCCATTATCTAATAAGTATTTTGTTAGATTATTAACAAAGGCTATTTCGGCACCTTTTTGAATTGTAAAGTTAGGATTGCATTGGGCAACATATTGGTTATATAATGATAATGGATCGCCAGGCTTAGAATATTCGATTAGTTTTGCAGTAATATTAGGGTATTTTAAAAATAGATTAAGAACATTTTGGTCAACAGGACCAGTAACAAAATTAAATTCACGTTGTTGAAATGTTTGGCAACGATTATATAAATACATATAAGTGGTTTGATAATAATTTTTTTTAACATTTGTGCTAGTTGGCAAAACACGTTGTCTAGCCTTTCTTTGTTGATTGCAACATAAAAGAGGATTTTCAACATTTGGTTGTGGTTTTTCAGTTAAATTCTTAATAGGCATCCAACTTGATACTAATCCAACTCCTTGGCACGTTTTGCAACTCTCATCAGGATTTCCAGTTGAAACAATTGTATTTTCTTTGACAATAAATGAACCAGGCATATCATTTAATTGAGATATCAAACCTGTGCCTCCACTACCACCACCAAGTGATGAACCTGTTGAAGATTTAACTAAACGATTTACATTATAATCGATAAGGTCTTTTTCAGTATCCGCAAGCATATAATTATTTAATAGTGTATGAATAATTGTTCCCTTTCTAAAATGTTTTATAGGTCTAGGAAGTCCAAACCCGGTAGGAAATATATTGCCAGGGTCTTTGTTAGTTAATGGTCTAATATGAGATGCTGTGATTCCTACTGGATTACTAAAACCTCCTGTTCCTTTCCAAGAACGATATGGAATATTTTGTAAGGTGCTACCATGATTTACACCTCCAGATGGCATACTTCGCATATTTGTTGGATAAAAAGCAGTTGACATTATAAATTATAAAAAGAAAATAAAACTAGTATATAGTATATATAAATGTTGCTTATTTATCTTTTAATTTGTATATTTTTAGCATTAATACTTTATCAAACTTTTTTTTTGACAATTAATAATACTACAATAATTGAAGGTCTAGAAAATGAAACAGATACAACAAATACGAATAATACGAATGCTACATATCAACCTTATAATATGAATGACCCGAATAACGCATTAATTTTAGGACAACAAAATGCAGGAAATATTGATTATTTAAAACAACGTGTAGAAGATTTATCTGGAATAAAAGAACGTGTTGACAATATACAGGAAAGCGTAAACTCACTTCAAACACAAGTTGATGGGTTAGTTCAACAACAAGCTGACTATGCGCAAGAGTTAGCAGGTAGTCAACCTGCTGAAATTACTGGGACTGAAGGAGAAACAACTGAGAGTGCCGAAGCAACAATAAATCAGGAAGAAGATGAACAAAATCAAATAATATCCTAACAAAATTATAAAATATTAATATATTCTAATAATATAAGTATATATTAATGTCAAATGATAATTTTTTTGAACAAGTCCTAAATGATGCCAAAGGAGTTGGGACACAATTTACAGGAGAAGATTATCCATATTATAAATATATTAAAGCGCCTTCACAAATTGGTATGTCAGGAAAAGGGACTATACAGCAGTTAGGGCAAGATATTGATGGTCTTGTAAATTATGTTCAATTACTAGTTACAGGCAAAAGTAAAGCATCTGTTACTGGCCAACCATTAGGTAATAAATTTTTTTTAAAAACTGGTGGTAAATGTGTTGATACGAAAACAAAAGAAGACCAGGATCGTTTTATATATATTAATAATGTTCCTGTTGGAAATATTCCTATTATTTCACAAGGATTAGGCGTTAATTTTAGTGAGTTTAAAGGTTTAATTCCAGGAACCATAAGTAATTTAAATGCTTTTAATCCAGTTACTATGTTTCAATCCTTTTTATCTGGTTCAAAACCAGACTGTCAAGAAATAACTATGGAAACAATTGATACATATAATATGAAATCAACTGAAACACATTTTGTAACACTTATTGACATAAAAAATACAGATCCTTGTTTATTTCCTAATAAAGTAAACCCAGCAACAGGTGCTAAATGTGTCGAAAGTTTTTCTACAATGGATAATAACTATGCTATTATAAATATACCAAATGATCCAATTATTCAAGCGTATTTTGCTTCATTAGGGGCACTAAGTATTTATGTGTTATATAAAATTATGATTAAAAATGGAATGATACCGAAATGAAACTAACAAACTAATATATATTTATAATCTATTTAAAGACTCTTTAAGTAGCTTATACAAATAATAAATAACCTTATTATCTAACATACTTGCCTACACGAGCAAAACTATCAACTACAAAAATAATAAAAACGCCTAAAAATGAATATAATACTACTTCTTCTGTAACATTGTTAGTTTTATGATCTTGCTGTTCTTCTAATAAATTAATTACATAATTTAACTTATCTGCTAATACTTGATTTGTTGAATCCATCATTGGTGTTTGTTGGATATGACTTTGTTGTTGCTGGTGTTGATTATAAGTTTGTTGTTGTTGTTGATTATAATTTGTTCCAGGCATCACTTTTCTATAATAATCTCTTACTTGCGAGTCATTCATAAAATTAGATTGAAGGTCTTGTAAATCAAGTTCTGATTGATCTGCTGGTTGAGGCACTTGATTTGTCATACCTTCTTTTTTAGAAATAGGTTCGTTTGGATTATATGGACTCATTTTAACATTTTCCATTGTAGGTGGAGCCAACGGATTTAATGGAGTAAAATTTTCAGAATGTTTTGCATTTGCATGTTGACCATTTGGATTATAGTTGTCTTCCATATCATTATCATCAGGTAAACGGTTATGAATTGATTCAAGAACTGAGTTTACTTTTTCTGGATTAAAATCTGTTTTAAACATGCGTTTTTGTGTTTTATTATGGTTATTTGTGTTGCGTTTCTTATTAATTATGCTGTCATTGTGTTGTTGTAATATATTATTATCCATCTCATTATCTATAGATGCGGCAGTCATTGCTAAAGACATTCCTTTCCTTAATAAAAATTTAGATAATTATTTATGTTTTATCACTGAAATAAGATTTTTCGAATATAAAAAATATTTTACTATTTATATAAGAAATGTTTAAAAATAAAGAAGTTATTGCTCTTTTTGTTAGTTTAGTAATTGTTTTAGCCATAAGTCCTAGATTTGTTTATACCATATATCAAAATGTGATAGGTAAACTTGTATTATTAATAATTTTATCTTTTCTTGCTATGAAAAATATTACATTGGGTTTATTATTTGCTTTATGTTTAATAGTTCTTTCTACACAATATGGTAATATAACTGAAGGAATGGACAATATTCAAATACCTGGAACAATTGGAGAAGATAATACAACAGATACTAGTGGAAATAAAATACAATTAGCCACTAAACAACAGGTAAAAGAAAATGTAGAACAAAAAATAAGCGATTTAAAGGCAAAAATACAAAATAGTGGTTTAAATGTAACAGCCATTGAAGATTCCATTCGTGCTAAAGCATCTCAAACCATTCCAATTGATAAACAAACAACTATTTCAAATGAAAATGTAAGTCCATTTACATCAGGTATGCTAACAAATGGTACCAGTTTAACAGAAGGATTTTGTCCTTGTGCTGCGTCAATTTAAAAAGATTTTAAAAAATTAAATTTTATTTTAATGTAAATATAATATATATAATAATGAACTTAAAGAAGATGTTGCTACAAGTTCTAATAGTTATTTTTGTTGTGTATATATTATATTTACTTGTTCAAAAATACTATTTTACTAGTCGGGAACCTTTTATAGGACATTTATATCGTCCTCATATTCGTTCATTCAATAATTTATATGAAAATTTTATGAATAATTATGGACCGCATAGAATAGTAAGTAAAATAAATAAATGGTTTAATTACTAAAAAATATATAATATTTTATATTTTATTATAAATTATTATATCTAAATAATATAAGTAATAATATAAGTATGTTTGGATTTATATATGATATGATAGCATTTATTCATAACCACATAATGTTTTTAAATAATAGCAAGTTTTTTGCCGGTGTTGTAATGATTCTTCTTAACGTCGGTTCAAAGTTTATTGCGATTCAATTTAGTAAATCAACAGAAGAATACTTAAAAATGAATATTACAAAACAATTGTTAGTTTTTGCTATGGCATGGATGGGTACACGTGATATTTATACCGCATTAGTTTTAACTGCGGTTTTTACAATATTATCAGATCATTTATTCAATGAAGAGAGTCCTTATTGTGTTGTACCACAACAATACAGAGTATTAGCAAAGATTATTGATACAAATAATGATGGAGAAGTATCTGAAAAAGAGTTACTTGATGCTATTGCCATTTTAGAAAAAGCAAAAAGTGAAAAAAGAAAGCAGGATCAAAGAAATACATTTACAATGTATGGAAGTTTTATCCAAGACAGTATAAAATCAAATGTATAATATAATTATAATTTAAAAATCTATAATTATAATAAGTATGACAACTAAAATAAATAAGAAAAAAACTTTTATCCCAGATTCATTAATTATATATATAAAAACACGCATTCCAAATTACTATAAACTAACATACGATCCAAAAATGTCGAATCCATCTACTACAAGTCATACGATTTATTTTAATCCTCTGGTTAAATATTATTCAGATGAAGTTAATAATTTGCCATCAAAAGAACTAGTAATTAACCAGTTTTTTGAAAAAGGACCTTTTGAATCAATGATTAATCGTATTTTAAGCAGTTTTAAACATATGCAACGCATTCGAACGCTTGAAGAAGCAACGGATGAAGGATTAATTGATAATAATATACGTATCACTTTAAATACACTCTTTAAAAATAACAATGTTTTGGAAATAGGTAAACAGCCTTATACAATTGTTGGGTCTAGTTGGGATGCAGGTGATTGGCAAATTGATGCTAAACCAATTGAAAAAATAATAACACCATATTCCTATTTACCTAATCAACAAAATCCAAGTCCAACTCCAGGTGAAGAAGACTGGTCGGAAATCCCTGAAATAGTTAGACAAGGAAATGCTTCATTTGTAAAAGATATTACTATCCCTAACCCTAACCCTATTCCTAAACCTATTTCCAATAAAGCAGCTATTACTATTAGCCCGGAAACACTTATTTCTCCAACAAGTAGCGAATATAAACCCTTAATAAGCGATAAAAAATTATTAAAAGATATGCCTGAATCTTATAAAAAACTATATAGTAAATTTCTTCAAAACAATATTCCAATTAATTATACAGAACATATAGATATAATCAAAGACCCATTGACTTTATCTTTGTTAGTTGATGAACAAATGTTAACTGATTATATAGATATCAAACCTAATTCAGATGTGATTAAAGTATATAATATTTATGCTGTTACAAAGGATAAAATAATATATATCGAGAATAAGTATTTGGAGAATATAAGTACGCTTGGTGCAAGTAAAAAGAAATTAAATGATTATTTTACTGAAATAAAGCCAATGTTAACTCAATATAAAACAACAAATGTAACTACCTTATCAAAAAAAGATACTGCATTTTTAAATAATATGATGAAAAACATTAGAGATTATAAAATTGCTTATATGAAACAAATATTATCAATAGTTGACATATTAAACGAAATATACACTATACAAAATACATTTTTTACTGATTTGGTAAATTTGTTAGTTACTATTAAAAAAGATTATGTTAATATTATTCAATATTATAAACAGACTGAATTAGCCAATAAGTGTATTGAGTATGATATAAACGTATTTACAAGTCTAATAAAAGAAGATCAAAATAATCCTTATTCAAAGTCGTATTTTGATAATTTAAATAGAATTATACAATTTCGTGATACATTAACTAACATAAAAGATGAAATACTTAACCCACAAATAAATTATAAAGATGAATTGGATAAATATATGTTAAATCCTGATATTTTAATGATAGAACAATCACAATATGATTTGTATAGTTATAAAATATTTTTGTATTATTCATATAACCAAATGGATATATGGAATAACTATCATAGTTCACTTGAATTATTTGTAAAACAAATATCAATCTATTCAACAGATGTGTTAAATGAAACAAATACATTTTTTTCACAATATAATACAAACTATACAACACAACAGCAAGAAGATTTCATAAATAGCAATAAAATTGTTGGTGTTAGATCTGAAAAAAATACAAATATATTAAATTGGTTTACGGTTAATCAAAATGGAGAAAAGGTTTTTACAAATACAAATGCGAATACAAATATGTTAGACCAGGAAACAAAATATATTCAATTAATAGAAAGTCAAACAAAATCATATGATTGCGTTATATTATACATTTATTTATTAGAAATTCAATGCTTACGTCAATCAAAATTATATATAGCTGAAGAAAATATAAACCAACTAAATATTGAGTTGTCTACTGGTTTAAACAATTATTATAATTCAATACAAAAGACATTAACTGATTTACAAAATTCAAATACTTCTTCGCAGATATATATTCCAAAATCATTGTTATGGGATACATCAAACTTTACAGATTTAAATTATATTGCATCACGTATTGAATTAAATAATAAATCATGGGTTATATATAAAAATAAAATCACTGAATTGCACAGACAACAAGATGAATTAGACGCTGAATGCGACAAAATTATTCAAACTATTAATCCAACTATAAGCAAAAATGAGTTTATTAATCAATGCAATAATTTATTTACAATAAATTATCAATTTATTACACCATTTACAAGTAAAAGCTCATATTGGTTAAAACTTCAAATAACCAATTATGATATTACTCATACAAATGAATTAATTTATAACATAAACAATATAGTTCAAGATACATACTATGATGGAATTATTAAAACTAACAAACCAAGTGGATTCCAAGATTGGCTAGTGTATGATAATATAGGTGGAGGAGATTGCCTTTTTGCATCATTAGTTGAAGCTCTAAATGGTCAATTGGATTTACTTGATGCAACTACAACAAACTTATATACAGAGTTGGTAAATGGAAAACAAAGATATACTATTAGTTCATTAAGAAAATTAGTTGCAGACAATTTTCCACAAGATGTATATGAATTATATTGTCTTGTTATGCCAAATTCTTCAACTGACGCATCTAATAATTGTATATTTGATGCGAATACAATTGATATTTCTTTGTTGCCAGATGATTTACGAGGAATTTATAATTTGTTAGTTGATGAGAATAAACAGGTTCGAACTATTGAAGAAGTAAAAAAACTGATTTCTACTGATTGTTCTAAATTAACAGGTGCTTGCTATTGGGCAGATCATATAGCTATTAATATACTTCAAAATATTCTTAAAATTAAATTTATTATTTTTAATATGACACCACGTCTAACTAACAATATATATGAAGGTGACCGAATTATATATAAAAATGATGAATATCGTGTTAAAGATA